AACTGTGGGCGTGAGCATGTCCAACCACTTGTTGGTGGTAAATGCTTTGCTACAGTGGATATCGATCTGAGTTTCATAATAGAAGAGATTATTCCCTAAATTTGGTTATTTGTCAAGCAGTTTCTGGATAACCCTATTGCTTGCAGGGTTATCCATACTTCTATATCTATTTAGACAAAAATTTATCTGAAAATGTTATTTTTGTCAAAATTTTAATTATTTAATACTTTTGCACATGCATTCATAACTGCAGCAATTCGTCCAATGTCTCGCAATTGTTCAACAGTGTAACCTAGTCTTTTTAGTCCATCATAATGTGCCTTCACACAAAAATGACATTTGCCAACAATACTTGCAGCAAGAGAATACGCTTCAAATCTACCTTTTGTTGTACCACCACTAGTAGTAATGGCATTCATTCTTAATTGTGCTGGCAATCCTTTTAGATTAGGATCATTCGTCATCTCAACATATGGATACCAAACATTGTTCTGCGCCATCAAACTTGCAGCAGTCATTGCAGCAGTAGCATCAGATGGTGCATCAGCAAGTAGTAAATTTAATAACTTACCATTACCAGTTGCTGCTAATGCAGCAACTGCACAACCCATCGCCTCATCTGCATCTAGAGTACTACGTAAAAGAACTGAATCAATATTTAATTTAGTATCCTTTGCGTATTCTGGTAATGCTTCTTTAACAGAGTCAATAAAACTCATTTTGTTTGATCTCCTAATAATTTATATCCACGACCTGTGGGATGTATTCCATCAGAACTCATATGTTGAGTAGGTCTTGGAAGAACTACATCATTATATTCTTTAGCAATTTTTTCTATTGCTTCTTGAGGAACAGGTTTTCTTTCTGCTCCTGGACTAATCCAGAAGACACGATCTGCTTTTATAGCAGCACGCATTTTTCGCAACTCTTGTTCTGTTTTAACACCCTTATGATCATTAGCACCCAGACTAATAATTAAAGTTTTTGGCTGACGAGTAGAAGCCACTGACAAATAATCTTTATTCCATTGCCAGCTGTTCCATCCACCACGAGAATAACTTACACAATCAGGTCTAGCCATCGCCACACCAACTGCGATACTATCTCCAATGATCATACAATCAATCATTTAAGTGTTTCTCCACCAACAGTACGATTACATGCGCATAGCTCGCCAGTTTGAAGTGCATCAAGGATACGCAATGTCTCTTCAGGTGAACGACCTACATTTAGATTGTTCACAGTCACATGCTGAATTACATTCTCTGGATCTACAATAAATGTAGCACGCAAAGCAGCACCTGCTGGATTATAGAACACACCAAGTTGATCGATCAAGGATTTATCCCACTCACGCTGAGTATCAGCAAATTGAATATGTTTAATTTGTTTTAATTCAGCATGTGATCTTTGCCATTCAACTTTACAAAACTCATTATCAGTGCTACCTGTCAAGAGAACTGCGTCACGATCTGTAAAATCTTGAAACAATTTATCATATGCTACAATTTCTGTAGGACATACGAATGTAAAATCTTTTGGATAGTAAACGATTACTTTCCACTTTCCCTCAAATGATTTCTCCGTAATATCAAAAAATGCGTCTTGTGGTTGTCCAGGACGAACTCCAGTAACAACGAATGAATCGAGTTTATCTCCTACTGTCTTCATTTAAATTTCCTTTATGTTTTAGTAACTTCAATGTTACATTTAGTTAAAAAATCAATACCACTATCGTCTCGATAAGAATCACGATAGAACACTTTACTTATCCCTGCACCATATACGATCTTTGCACAATGAATACAAGGTGCATGAGTGCAAAATAGATATGCGCCATTGCCGCTGTCTCCACTTTTTGCTAGTTTACTAATTGCATTGGCTTCAGCATGGATTACTTCATCTTTTGTCTTTAACTCGACTGTATCATCTGAATGTTGTACTATTTGTTCGCAATTATTGTCCCAACCAGATGGCATACCATTATATCCAATTGAGATGATACGATTGTCTTTTACGACAACCGCACCGACCTGCAGTCTTTTAGCACTGGACAGCTGAGCGAATCTCTCAGCTGTATCCATAAATGCGTCAATCCACTTCTGTTTCATATTATTGAATTGTATATCTTTGTACGACAGCATTTGGTTTTTGTAATGCTTCAGCACGGAGACGTTTATATTCTTCATTATTAACATCTAACAAGTCAACATTGGGCGCAGAAGATACTTTCTCTCCATCCAATTCTTTTAAACGATCTTCACGAGATTTGTTGTCTCCCTTTCGTGTAAACTGATGTACATCTTCAATAGAAATTTTGTATTGTACATATGCACGATAGTTATCTCCTTCTCTAAACACTGCAACATTCTCTCGTTTAAAGAATCCAAGTGCTTGTTTAACACGAACTTTTGATACACGATCAATTTCTCGTTCAACATTACCAGAGCCAGTGTTTCCTGATTCGGTTGTAGATTCACGCATTAGAGAATCAACATCTGTTTTTAACCTAGATGCTAATTGAATCTTTGCGTTAAGTGTTGCTTTGTCAATTGCAAACTGCATATCACGAGATATGTCTGTAGCTACAACAACAATGTGTTTCTTGTCTTCTGGATCTTTTGCTAGATACCACTGCGGAATATTATCCAGTTTGTTTGCTGGAATTTCTACAGTCTTATTAGGATCTTTACTAAATGTTGTGCAACCTGCCGTTATTAACCCAAGACTACAAGCGAGGATATATGTCATAATCATTTTGGTTCTCATTTCACTTTCTCCGTTTTATTACAAAATTGTGATATACTACTCTTCTTGAATACATGGGCATTGATGCAATTTGGCGATAAATTTCATCTTTGTCCATATGTTTACCAAAAGAAATTTTTTCTTTAGAGAATACAGCCATAAGTGTTTCCTCACTTTGATTGACTCCCTTTGGTAAATCTGCTTGCCACCAATTACCATCTGGTAGGCTTAAACTTCCATGCAACAAATTACTAGAATTGTCATATGGATACATTAGTTTAATTGTATTTTGATATGCATTGAACAAATAAACATATAAAGGTTCTTTTGTTATAATATCAAAATTGTAACGCTCACCATCTATCGCAATCTCTTTTGCATTAATAATATCTCCACGCAATATTCTAGATGGTTCAATTTCTATTTTTACATCAACTAAACAAGTATGTTTATTTTTCCTTACTCGTTCATTTAAAACTTTTTTCAACACACCATTAGATTCTACCTCTGTTCTCTTAATAAATTCACAAGAAACCCCAGTCGAGTTTGTTTCCCTACATGTTTGTCTCTTAATAACTTCGAATTCTTTTTCAGCATGATGATCAATCGCATTATTAATTGCAAATGCTCTAGCGATATTACAATCTTTATCTTCACCAGTACCGAATGATATATCTAACGCATATACATTGGTAGAAAAAACAAATGTAGATAATATACCCGCACTTATTAAAGATTTCATATTAAAATTTAAACGGACACTTTTTCTTAAATAAAGATTTATTGTATAGGTTAATTAATGGTTTTGCAAATTCATAATTTTGTTTTAGAGAGTTGAATGGAAAATATTTTTTAAGTCGAATACTAGTGCTTGCAAGTTTAATTATATCGTCATTCAATTCTATTCTTTTTAAGTTAACAGATTTTTCAGTATTAAATCTGATATAAAACAGTGGATCTCCTCGTTTGAATACCAAAGGTTTAAAATCATCAATTATTTCGAATGCAAAATCTACTGGTCTGATCCATTTTGATATGTCGAATTTTCCACAGATAACAGAAATATTCCTTAGAGTTTCAGATGTATGTTGAGAAAGCACTGGTGGATATATCTCCATCTCTACAGTTTCTTTGGCGTAAAACAAATAACTAATAGTAAAACTCATCATCTTAAATACATTGTTTTCGTCTTCATTTCTGTTTGTGAAAAAATCTAAGTGCATATCAGAAGTATCATTGGTAGTATAAACTTTTTTAGAACCAGTTGCATCTGGAGCTATGATAAATTCAATGTCAACTGGAGATTTTATAACAAAAGTATTTTTATACACACTGGTAAATGCAGGACATTTTAAATACAAAACATCTTTATTTCTTTCTTCAACTACATGTTTTAACAAAGGCTGTGGTTCGATCCACAAGATGTTGGACATACATCTCATGTATTCTATTCTTTCTGTATGTTCTCCATTTCCACCATAAGGAGACCAGTAAACATCTAAAGATTTTTTAAACATTTGGATTATTAGCTAGCCCACGCCATTGTTTAACACAAGTAGGATCATAACAATCCCATTCACCATTCACGAACTGCATAAAGTGTGGGAATTCCCAGCTGGTGGTTGAGACTTCATACCATCCTTCTAAGATAGGACTAGTTTTTGCTTCAATCCATTCTGTTCTTTCTGCATCGCCCCACTCTTCTTCAAGAAGATTAGTCACATATTCATTATGAGCATTTTCTAATCCAGCAAAATCAATCACATCTGATGGTAAACTATCAATGCTATCTTTATCTGCTGGATTATATTCATAATATTCATCACTACCATTATTATACATACCAGCATATCCCATTCCAGGTTCATGATAGAGAGCATTTACATCCCAATCATTATCTGTCAGGTAATCATAGAGTGCGATTGGTGGACTCCAAGCTGATTCAAAATAGATTGTAATCGTATTGTCATCGTCTCGACTCCAATCAATAATACTTGCTTCCCACTTTGTACCCCAATTATTCACATTCCAATCATACCAATTTTCTTCTTGGTCTTCTGGACGAGGATGAAGATGTTGAAATGGACAAGCCATCGATTGATTTGTGGCATTTTTCTTTTCCATTTCTTCTGCAAGAGCATCAATCTTTGATTTATCTTCATGATATAATGTCACAGAGTTGTCGCACCAGTTAGGCATAATATATTTTCCTTATTTCCAAAAATCTGCAAAAAGTTCGATTACAGTATGGATACTGTCCACGTTAATTGCTACTTTTGCCTCTTTACCATCAGAGAAAGTTTCGTATCCTTTTTTTTCAAGTAACCCAATCAATTTTCGTTTTGTCTCTATCATACGTTCTTTGTCTTGGTTAATTTCAAATGTAACCTTAACTTGTTCTTCGTTGGGTGACCAATACCACATCATGTAAATTGCATTGCGGGCATTGCTGAGGAAATATGTAGTGGTGGAATTGATTTTGATTTCTCGAATACGATTCTTAAATGTATCGTAATTCTCGATATACCATTGCGGTAAAACTTCAAAGTTGTCATACTGTTCTGACTCAAAATCAGAAAACAAAGATGATAAACTAGCCATAACAAAACACTCCTTATAATGACCAGACACTGAGTTGTGTTCTGGTGATTCAGTGGCAATCAAAAATGATTCAAGCAAGAACGACTGCCAATCTTTCTTGTTTTCAAAACGCTCTAAGTTGCGAGCAACAATAGAACAATTCTCAATCTTATACTTCTTACTCTTCAAATGAGAAAGGCAACGATCCCCATTCCCTTTACCGATATAAAGAACATCACCCTCTTCATCTACATATTTGTAAACATACTGTCCGAGAGTTTCAAAGAATTCACCACTAGGTTTTTCCATAATATAATTATACTACTATTTTTCTTGCAAGGCAACTTTCTTTACAGGCGGAGGAATAAAGCCAACATCCGAAACCAATTTATGAGTAATCTTTGGATAAAGTTTATGCAACTTCTGATCTTTAACTGCAATAACAACTTTTGCTTCTTCTGGATGAATGCCTTCCAAAAGACCAATGAACAAAGATTCTCTCTTGAGAGGTTTTAAATCTGATCTCATAAACACATACAATCTTTTTGCTTCTGTAAAAAGATTAGTTTCTGTCATTCCCATAGGTTCTGAAGCAGGTTTAAATGGAGGTTCTCCTTCAGGCAACAACCACTTATGTGTATCAAGGAATGCGTGTGCAAAAAGAACTTTCAACAGAAAATCATCTTTATAGGTTGTAATAGTTTTTGGATCTTCATTAATTTCTTTAAGCATTTCTGTAAGATATTTTTTCATTAAAAGTCCTCAATTTCATCTAACAATAAACGACAACGATGTTCCATGAGATAATTCATCACAGTCATCTTATCTCCCTTTGGTTTATTACTTATGTATGTAGTAATGATGCTCTCTTGAACATCAGGTGGGATATTATCAAAAGCAACTAGAATAGAATTGCGTTTCCAGTTTCTTCGTTCCTCATCCGTGCGACATGCCTGTTCACCTTTTTCGATGAATTCGGCTAGTCGTTTAGCACTAACTGGTTTTTGCCTATCTCCAGAAACAAATACATCATCTTTTGACAGGATATTTGGAATACCGTCGCCAGTATCACCTTTCACAATATGCTCAACAGTAAAGTCGATAATTTCTTGCTTTGATGCTTGAATAAACTTCTTTTGCATCGGTGACCACTGACGCACATTACCAGAAGAAAATGGTGCGAGTTGTAGTTGTTTGAAGTCTTTGTCAGAAGACAAGATAAGAACTTTTTGTGGTTCTTCAACCAATCCTTCAACAACCAATTCAGCCTGTTGAAGATACCCAGTCATTACTGCAATGATATCGTCTGCTTCTGCACGATCTACATGGATAACTCTCCATGGAAAATGCTCAGCAATCTCTTGTCGCATTTCATTCAGTG